CAGCCGGTCCACCACGCCCGCGCCAAGGCCGATGCTGTCCACCAGTATCTCGACCGGGCGGTCGCGGTGGTCGGTGCTCTCCCACTCGTGCATCACCGCGCCCGTCAGCGCCATCAGGTCGAGGCCCTTCCATGTCTTCACCGGCGCCACGACCACGTTCGCCTGGCGCTTGCATAGCGCCGAGGAGTCCGCGCCGAAGCGCGCCACGTCCAGCCCCCACAGCACCGGCGCGCCCGGGTTCTGCACCACGTCACGGTCCACCGCCGACTGGGCGAGCTCAAGCCCAATCAGGGTGTCGTCGTCCGCCACCGGGAACTCGCCCAGCACGCGCACCCGGTAGGCGTTGCTGCCCTCCCCGTACCGGCTCGACATCTCGGCGACGTAATCCTCCGAGACCCGGGGCGAGTCGAGGCAGCTGACGTGCAGGTTCTTCCACTCGCCGGACAGGCGGTGGAAGGTGTCGTAGAAGTAACCCTGAGTCCGGGTGGGGTTGCCCAAGAGCAGCGTCGTGGCGTTGTGGCCGGACATCGAGCCGCCCGCCGACTCGAAGACCGCCTCGGACACGCCCGGGGCCTCGTCCACCACCAGCAGCACATACTCGGCGTGGATGCCCTGCAGGGCGTCCGGCTGCTCCGCGCGGCTGGTGCGCGCCGAGATGAAGGCCTCCTCCGGGCTCGCCTTCAGCTCAATGCGGTCGGACTTGATCTCGAGCAGCTCGGCCACCGCCGGCGGCAGTAGCTTGGCCCAGCGGCGGCACTCGCCGAAGAGGGCGTCGAAGAGCTGGCTGGCCGTGGGGGCCGTGACGACCACCTTGACCGGGACGCGGGTGAGCATGAACCAGAGCATGGCCCACGAGGCCACGGTGGACTTGCCGGTGCCGTGGCCGGAGCGGACGCTGATCTTGCGCTCGCCGGCCGCCAGAAGCTCTAGGAGGCGACGCTGCCACGGGTCGGGGGTGACGCCTAGGACCTCCTCCACGAAGGCCACAGGGGCCGCGTGGTAGCGTTTGACGAAGGCGAAGTAGGGGTTTTCAGAATTTTTCATACGGTCCGTGTGGGGTTACGCAAGCGCCGACCCCCCGGCGGGGGCCACCCCCGGGGGGGGGTCTGGCGGGCGGCCGGAATCGCCCGGCGCCCCGACCCTAGGGGAATCAAGCACTTACGCGCGCCCCCGTCGTTGAGGGGGGGGATTGTCCGCAGGGCGGTCACAATCGCCCCGATTTAACATAATGGGTGTTATACGCACTACGCGCCGCAACCCCTTGCGAATCAAGCACTTGCGCCGTGCGCGCGCTTGCGCATCGGTGCCCGAGCGCGTGCTGATCGCTAGGCCGTGAGTTATCCACAGGTTATCCACAGGTTACTCACAGGTTATCCACAGATGTGTCGCGCGCGCCAGCATCCGACCGCGACGATGTGTCGCGCGTCAGCTTTTCCGGTTCCTGAGTGCTCACGGTGCGCATCAGGTTACGCACGGCCTCGAGGTGCAGCTGCGTCGTGTCCGTCACCTTGATGTCCTGCTGGATCTTGTTGCCCCATCGCTTCACATCCATCCGCTCGGCCAGCCATTGCCGCGCAGACATCGCCACCTTCGCGGCGTTCGGGTCCATCTGCTCGGCCTCGACCTTCTCGGCCAGCTGCTCGATGCGTTCGGCATTCGCAAGCGCCCTCGCGTTGCGCACCATCTCGTAGCGCTCGCTCAATTCCGGGTCTTTCTGGATGCGATCGAACAGCACCGAGTAAGGAACGACGCTGCCGTCTCCCGTGAATGATCGCAGAGAGTTACCTTCCCCTAGGTGAATCCAGAGCTGGTCCCAGAAGTCTTGGGTCTTCATCAGCTCTTGGGCCTTCTCACGCTTGGCGCGCTTGATTGGTGTCCCAGGCATCAGTCGCTCACGTGCACGTAGGTCGTGACGTCCTCGTAGTCCATGTCATAGCCATCCAGCGCCACGATGTCGAAGTTGGAATAGGTGCGCCTCGGCCTCTCGGCCTCGACCCGCCTCGGTTGTCTCTCAAACTTCGGCCGCTTCTCATCCGCATAGACCCGGCGCCAGACTCGCTCGGTCGTGGAGAACCGAAACCCGCAGGCCGTGCATTCTCTTCGCCGTCGAGCCTCCGTGTCGAACTGATAGACCTTGACGACCTCAGACGGCCGGCTGCACTTCGGGCATTTCATCTTTCGGGCAACTGCGGCTTGACCAGGTTCAGCCAGTCGTCAAGTCGCTGGATGACCAGGAACTCGCGCGCATCGCCTCGGCACACGACCGCCGGGATCTCGTAGGGCGCACAGGCCGCGGTAGCCTGGTCGACCCATTCGTAGACCGCGATAGCTTTGCGACGCTTGACCTCTAGGACCCAGCGGGCAAGACGGATGTCCGCGCCGCCGTCTCTGGCCTGCCCTAAGATTCGATTGGTCTGCCACCCGGTCGAGTCGGTGATGATCTTGCACACCTCTCGCTCGGTCTCGGCGCCGCGTTGTCGTTGTCTCAGTCCCATGTCTCACCATCTCGCAGTAATGCGGCCCAAGTCTACAGCACGGCACAGGTCAGCAATCAAGGGCTTGAGCTTCTTGGACATCCGCGCCCGGCGTTTGGTGTCTCTCGTCGCGTTGCGTCGAGCCTCGACCTTTCGCCAATAGTAGGCCCGATGATACTCGGCCCTGTCCGTCTTCGGCTTCGACCGCCAATGGTCTGGATGCCTCGCCTCGTCGACCGCATTCATCACGATGGCCTTGATTGCGTTCTGCTCGATGGTAGCCCGGGCGGCGATCGCCAGCTCCTCGAGCGTGTGGCCGGACTTCCTCGCGGCGAGCTTATGGTGCCGATGAGGCCGGCCGCCGGTGTTCTCTGTCAGGCAGATCGGGCAGAGCTTCACTTCTTCGCCCACTTGGACTTGTGGTCGTATATGCCGTTGCGCTTCGGAGGGTCGTCGAACTTCCGCTCCTCGGCCTCGGCCTTGGCCGCCTCGGTGGTCTCGAAGACCCCGAGCCACTTTGGGATGACCCTGCCATCCGCCCCATGAGCCCAGAGCACATGGCGCACCTTGCCGTCGACCTTGGACGACATCACAGCAAACCGACCGCACCCGGTCAGGAGCCCCCACTTGTCGTCCTCCTTCCACTCGAGCGGCCCCAGCCTATCGAAGCGGATGATGCCCTGGCTCATTGCGCCCACCCCGGCCGCTTGCCGACCTCGCCCTTGGCGTCCTGGTAGTGGACGACCTTGGCGTTGAACATCGACTGCATGGCCTTGGCAATCTGGAACCCTTCCTGACCCAGACCCTCGACCATCCGCCTTGCTAGTGGCGTGTCTGCACTATGTTGCTCTAATGCAACACTACGCAACGGACTTGTCTTGTACCTCATGCTTCCTCCGTGTCTGAACCAATGTCCGAAGTCATGTCCGAATGTCCGAGTCCTAAGGACTCTCGGACATTTTCGGACATCTTGACCGTCCGAAACTGTCCGAATTTGACGCTTTCGGACATTTTCGGACATCACTCATTTGAGAGCCTCGAGCCGCCCACCGTGGCCGTCAGGAAGGGCGACATGAGGAGCTTTTCGACCGCATCGTGGACAGACTGCCGGCTGATGCCGCACTCCCTCCCGATCTGGCGCAGCTCCTCGACGGTCCAAACGAGGGCCGTCTCGCTCCGCTTCTGGCGCTCCCTGAGGGCGAGCAGGACGGTCCGCTGCGCCTTCCCTTGTGGCGCCTGCGCGCTGATGGGGCGCTCCCCCTGGGCCACGCTCTGTCGCATGACGAGGCTGGTCAGCCGCTCGCCGTACCGGTCGGCCGCGCCCAGGTCGACGACCTCGGCCTCGTAGGCGAGGTTTGGCAGCTCGCCGGTGTCCTTGAACCGCTGCCGGGTGACCTCGACGTGGGTGTTCGGCTGGGCGGCGCGCTTGACGATGAACTCGCTGTCCGGGTTCGCCATGAGGGCGCTGGCGCCTCGCGGGCGGTCGGCGTCGCCGTGCCCGGAGTGCGCGACGATCAGCACGCTCGCGTCGTACCGCTCGCGGATGAACCGAGACACGGCCGACAGGTACGCCGCCACCTCTTGGTTGCTGTTCTCGTCCATGCCGGCGCTGAACTTGCTGAGCGTGTCGATGACCACGAGCGTGGGCCGGATCTGGGCCTTGTCCATGGCCTCGACCAGCATCGCCATCTCCTCCTCGCGGTTGAGGTTGAGGGGGCGCTCGAGGGCGAGCACGGGCAGCGCGCGCAGGTCTTGGCCGCCGCCGAAGGTCTGCATCCACGCCTTGACGCGCCTGCCGAGTCCGCCGCCCTCGCCGGAGAGCAGCGCCACCGGGCTGCCAGCGGTGGCGATCCGCATGGCCCAGTCGAGGGCGATGAAGGACTTAAACGACGCGCGCGGCCCCGCTAAGACCGCCACGACCTTGGCCTCGATGACGTGGTGCAGGAGCCACTCCGGCTCGCGGTTCTCCTCGACGATATCGGCGACGTGGCGCAGCACCACCGAGAACCCCGTGGCGTTCGTGGCGCCCGGGGCTACCGCCGCAGCGTCCGGCTCAAGGCTGCGGACCATGCCGCGCGCCTCGGGCACGTCGCCGTAGTCTGGCCCCGGCTCATCGCGCTGTGGCGGGCCGATGCGCACCGCCTCCGAGACTGGCGCCCAGCCGCCGGCGCGGGCGGCATTGAAGAGGCTCCCGAGGGTGACGCCACCGCCACGGTCTAGGTGGAACGACTGCCACCGGTACTCGATGTCGGCGCGGCCGGCGTACGAGGCCGGCAGCTCGCCCGTGATGCCGCCGCAGCTCCACGAATCCCAGAGCTCGAGGCCGTCGTCTGCGCCGCCGGATGCGTGGTGCAGCGCCATGCCGACCATCAGCCATGCGTCGTATCCGGCGGGGTCGACGTACGCGATCGCCTCGGTGACGCGCGGCAGGTCGCGCTGGAAGTCTTGGCTGGTGCCGGGCTTTGGCGGGAGTTTCTTGGCGACCTCGGCCGGCAGCTCGAGGTCCATCCGGCGCTCGTCGATGAGCCCGGCCGGGAGCGGCTGGATGTCTCCGACCGGCCCCTGCTGGCCGAAGTGCAGCGGCCACCAGACGATGTACCCGCCCTCGGCGCGGATGTCGAGCCCGTCGCGGCGCACCTTGCCCAGCGTGACGGAGACTCCGCCCCGTATCTTGACGCCGGGCGGCAGGCTGAAGAGGTAGTGCCGGCCGCCGCTGCCGCCGCCGGTCTGGTGTACCCGGGTGGAGATGAGCACGTCTTGGTGTTCAGCAATCCAGTCCTGCGCGGCCTGTCCAGCGCTCTTGTGGTCATAGTCCACGGCCACGATTCTGGTCACGGAGCCGGTAGGGACGCCGACGAGGGCGTCGGGGCGTTCGCTCCACCAGCGCCTGATCTGGGCCTCGTCTTGCGTGGCGGCCTTAAAGCCGTTAAAGGTGAGGGGCGACTTGGCGCGCAGGGTGCGGCCGCCCTGGTCGGCCTCGTCGCGCCGCCGGCACGGAAAGACGGGGACGCGCTTGGCGAGTTCGAGGACGCGCTCGACGGAAACGACGGCGGTGAGGTCTGGCTTTGTCATGGGTAGATATCCGGCCGCAGGGCCTTCCTAGATACACCGGTCGCTGCCTCGACGGCAAGCGCGCGCAGCGGTGGCACGCGCCCGGCGAGCACCCATTGATGCACGGCCTGCGGCTTCACCTTTAGTTTACGGGCCAGCGCAGTCTGTCCGCCCGCCTGGGCGACCGCGTGGAGTAGCGCCGCCTCTGGCGGCTGGACTTTGGGTTTAGGCATAGCGCCGAGAGGGTAACAAGTGCGCCTTGAGGGGGCAAGGGCGGCGGCTGAAAAATATTTTCAAGAAAGGCTTGACACGCCTCCAGGCCTGTTGCAGTATGCATTCCACGGGCGGCGATGTTGCCGACCGGAAGTGATAGAAGGAGACGAACATGGAACACTTAGAAGTCAATCACGAGACGATGGTCTCTGCCGAGGTTGAGATGGTGCTCGAGGGTAAG